AGAGGAATACTTCCAGCGGATGGCTGAGAGTCAGATGGAGTCCGTGGACAACAACTTCCTCAAGCAAAACGACCCCCGAATGCCCGTTCTGAATCCTGAGCGGTCAACTCGGACTACCTTTGGTCGGAGCTGACTTCGGTAAAACGGAGAGCGCCGGCCTTTAACTCTCGTAATGGAGATCAAAGATGGCTACATCAGCTACTCCGATGGGTGCAGAACCCGTAGGCACTCTAAGTGCCTCTGGTTCCTTCACCGGAAAAGTACGCCATATCAAGATTGCTTCAGGCTACGCCACAAGCATCTTTTATGGTGATTTCGCCAAGCTGGTCGCGGCGGGTACGGTAGAAAAGGCGGCAGTTACTACTGCGGCTGTTGCAGGCACTGTCGGCATTTTTGTCGGCTGTTCCTATACCGACCCCGGCACTGGACAGCTTACTTTCAGTCAGTACTGGCCTACCGGCACGGTAGCGTCAGATGCTATGGCTTACATCGTTGACGATCCCAAGCTCCTGTTCCAAATGCAGGGCGACGGATCTATCGCTCAGACTGGTCTGGGCAACAACGTGCAGGCTGTCAGCACTGCTGGCTCAACCGCTATTGGCCGAAGCAAAAATGCTTTGGACGCTAGCACAATCGCAACCACCAACACGTTCCCGCTTCGTATTATTGACTTTGTGGACGGTCCTTCCAGCGCAGTAGGTGATGCTTACACCGACTGTGTTGTGACGTACCTGCCCCTGAGCCATGCTTACGAAACGGCACTTGGCGTTTAAGGAGAACTAGGTAATGGCTATTTCACGCGCACAAATGCTGAAAGAACTGCTCCCCGGCCTTAACGCTTTGTTTGGGTTGGAGTATGAGCGGTATGATGACGAGCACACGATGATTTACGAAACTGAATCATCTGAGCGTTCGTTTGAAGAAGAAGTGAAGTTGTCCGGCTTTGGTGCCGCACCGGTTAAAGCTGAAGGCGCGGCCATCAGCTATGACTCGGCACAGGAGTCGTTCACTGCTCGCTATAACCACGAAACCATCGCCCTTGGCTTCTCCATCACTGAAGAAGCTATGGAAGATAACCTGTATGACTCTCTGTCTGCTCGTTACACCAAGGCGCTGGCTCGGGCTATGGCTCACACCAAGCAGGTTAAGGCGGCTAACCCCCTTAACAACGGCTTCACGTCTTACCAGTCTGGAGACGGCGTAACGCTGTTCAGCACAGCTCACCCGCTGGTAAACGGTGGCACTAACGCCAACCGTCCTGCCGTTGCGGCTGATCTGAACGAGACCTCGCTGGAAGATGCTGTGATTAACATCGCCGCATTTACCGACGAGCGTGGTCTGCTGATCGCGGCCCGACCCCGTCGTTTGATCGTTCCACCCGCGCTTCAGTTTGTAGCAACTCGTTTGCTTGAGACTGAAGGTCGAGTTGGCACGGCTGACAACGACATCAACGCCCTTCGCAACAACGGTTCGATTCCGGAAGGTTACTCTGTCAATCACTTCCTGACAGACACCAACGCCTTCTTTATCATTACCGATGTACCGAACGGCATGAAGCACTTCAACCGTACCGCGTTGGAGACTTCAATGGACGGCGACTTTGATACCGGTAACGTCCGGTACAAGGCTCGCGAGCGATACAGCTTCGGCGTATCCGATCCTCTGGGAATCTACGGCTCGCCCGGAACTTCCTAATCCTACGGGGGCTTCGGCCCCCTTTTCTTTCCTGACTGATTGTTCCATGTGGAACATCAGACACTAGCCAAGACAGGAGATCCTCATGGCCAACACTACTTTCAACGGACCCGTCCGCTCAGAAGGCGGTTTCAAAGAAATCACCAAGAATGCCACGACTGGCGCTGTTACTGAGAACATTTCCATCACTCACGATGGAACCAACAGCGTAGTCATTATCAAAGACCTGCCCACTTCAGATCCAACTGTTGCTGGTCAGCTTTGGAGCAACTCTGGCGTCGTTACCGTATCCGCCGGCTAATTATTGGGGGCTAGCGCCCCCGTTATCTGGAGAGGATTATGGCTGACACAGTTACCAGTCAGACAATTGAAGACGGCCCCCGCACCGCAATCTTTGCGTTCACTAACGTCAGCGATGGCACAGGCGAATCTGCTGTGACAAAAATCGACGTGTCTGCTCTCTCAAACAACCCCATTACCAATGCCGCATGCACCAACGTAAACATTGAGCGCATCTGGTATTCCACTATTGGCATGGGCGTTGAGATTCTGTTTGACGCAACGACTGATGTTTTGGCGTGGGAGCTTCCTGCTGACTATTCAGACTCACTGGATTTTTCCGATTTTGTTGGCATACCAAACAATGCCGGCGCCGGAAAGACTGGTGATATTAAATTCACTACCGTGGGGCACACCCTTGGCGACTCGTACACTGTCGTCATGCAGGTGAAGAAGAACTACGGCTGATGAGGCAGTATTACGCAAAGGGGGGTAAGACGAAATCCCGTGTCAATGAAGCTGGAAATTACACTAAGCCCTCCTTGCGTAAGCGCCTGTTCAATAAAATCAAGGCAAGCGGCAAGGGCGGTAAGCCCGGACAGTGGTCTGCTAGAAAAGCACAAATGCTCGCCAAGCAATACAAATCCGCAGGCGGAGGCTACAAAGACTGATGGGCATGGGAGTCAAGCACTACCTCAAGGACGGCACCGTTCACAGGGGTGGTATGCATAAGATGCCTGACGGCTCTTTGCATTCAGGCAAGACGCACGGCAAAAACAGCAAGCGGCTGTACCACTATGGCGACCTATCAAAGGCCGCTCAGGAGAAGGCGAGGCGCTCATGGCGCTAAAGAAGCCGCAACAGTCCCTTAAAAAGTGGACTAAGCAGAAGTGGCGGACCAAGTCAGGAAAGCCCAGCACTCAGGGGTCGAAAGCGACAGGCGAGCGATATTTGCCGGAAAAGGCAATCAAGTCACTCTCCTCCAGCGAGTATGCCGCCACCACCCGCAAAAAGCGGGAAGACAGCAAGAAGGGCAAACAGCATTCCAAGCAACCAAAGAAGGTTGCCAAAAAGACGGCGAGGCATCGTAAGTAATGCGACTCTATTACAAGAAAGGCGGTCGCGTTGACAAAGGCGCGATGGCCTGCAACAAGCCGAAGAGGACTCCGGGCCATGCCAAGAAGTCGCACATCGTCAAAGCGTGCGAGGGCGGCAAGGAGAAGATTATTCGCTTTGGGCAACAGGGCGTAAAGACGAACCAGACCGTTGGTCAGCGCAAGGCGTTTAAATCGCGTCATGCGAAGAATATTAAGCGCGGCAAAATGTCTGCGGCTTACTGGGCGGATAGGGTCAAGTGGAGCCCAAGCAAGACCAAGTCAAAGTCCACTAAGTGGAAGAAGGGTAGCTAAATGGCCATCAGCAGAGCGCAAGCTGGCAAGCAGACCAAAAATGCGCCCAGCAAGGTCAAAAAGGTCATGAAGGAGTTCAAAGCCGGCACGCTGAAATCTGGCGGATCAGGCGATAAGGTGACCAACAAAAAGCAGGCTGTTGCTATCGCGCTCTCTGAGGCGGGACTGAGCAAGCCAAAAAAGGCGGCGAATGGCGGGCAAATGCCCAAGGCCAAGTGCCGGAACGGCATTGCCATGCGCGGCAAGACTAGGGGAGTGGTTGTTTAAATGGCGACTAGCGGAACAACCAGCTTTACTCTGGACTTGTCAGATATTATGGAGGAGGCATTTGAGCGTGCCGGCTCCGAACTCCGCAGTGGTTATGATTACAAAACCGCTCGGCGGAGCATTGATTTGCTTATGCTGGAGTGGCAGAACCGAGGACTAAACCTCTGGACAGTGCGAGATGCGTCACTGGCCTTGGTTGCGGGCACTTCGTCGTATGACCTTACTTCTGAAAAGTTAGACATAATAGAGGGCTTGCTACGCACTGACGCGGGTAACACCTCCAAGCAGTCTGATCTGACAATGCAGAGAATTTCTGTCAGCCAGTACGCGCACCAGACAAACAAGCTGACGCAAGGGCGTCCGCTCCAGTACTACGTTGAGCGTAAGCCGACTGGCATTACCGTTCATTTTTGGCCTGTGCCAGACGCAACAACCAGCTACACATTTGCCTACTACTACTTAGACCGCATCGAAGATACAGGCAAGCCGGCGTCCAACACAATGGATGTTCCTGCCCGATACTTACCATGTCTTGTGGCAGGGCTGGCCTACCAGATTGCCAGCAAAAAGCCGGAATCCATGAGTATCGCGCCTGCGCTCAAGCAGGTGTACGAGGAGCAATGGGATCTTGCGGCTGATGCGTCGCGCGAAAAGGCGGCTCTGTATATGGCGCCGGGAGGCTATAACGACCTATGAGCAGTTATGCCAAGGGTAAACATGCTTTCGGCTTTTGTGACCGGACTGGATTCCGTTACCCACTGCGCGACCTTGTCCGTCAGATCGAAGACGGGCGATGGAACGGTCTTTTGGTTGGCCGAGATGTAGTGGATCAGGACCAGCCCCAGCTCAAATTGGGGGATGTCAATGCGAACGATCCACAGGCTCTTAGATTTCCTAGACCTGACAATTCACTTGACGAAAGCCGCGCTTTGTCTGCCTTTGATCCCGTTGGTGGTGGCAATACAGCTCTTGGGAGCCGCACTGTGGGCCTTGACATGGCAGGTATGGTTGGGCGCGTAACGGTAGAGATTTCCTGATGGCGTTTACTTACACCACACTGAAGCAGGCCATACAGGACTATATGGAGTCCAACGAGACCAGCTTTGTCAACAATCTGCCTACAATCATTCAGCAGGCAGAAGACAAGATTCTTAAAACGGTACAGTTGCCCGACTTCCGTAAGAACGTCGAGGGGACTGTGGCTGTTGGCAACCAGTATCTGGTGATGCCATCGGATTTTTTAACGCCATATTCATTGGCAATCGATAATTCCGGATATGATTACCTTTTGTTCAAGGACGTAAACTTTATCCGTCAGGCATACCCATCGACGGCGACAAACGGTGTGCCCAAGTATTACGGCATATTTAGCCGCACGGCATTTATTCTTGGCCCTACCCCAGAAGCGGCATATGACGCGGAACTGCATTACTTCCACAAGCCTACCTCAATAACCGCCTCTACAGACGGCACTAGCTGGCTTGGCACAAATGCCGAGTCAACGCTCCTTTATGGCTGTCTTGTAGAAGCGTACACCTACCTCAAGGGCGATCCAGATTTAATGCAGTTGTATACGCAGAGATACATGGAAGCGCTTGGCAAGCTGGAGGAGCTGGGCGAGGGCTATAGCACAACGGACAGCTATCGTGGCGGAGAGGTAAGGAAGCCTAGATCATGATTGACGCTACCGTTGGCAACGTGTTTGTAGAAACAACGTCCAATAGGGGTTTTACTCCCGAGGAAGTAGCAGAAAGGTGCTTAGGCAGGATTGTTTCCATAGCCGAAAGCGCCGCGCCAGAAGTACGAGCGCAAGCTGAGGCATTTAGAGCTGACATTAGAAAGCTCCTTGTCTACTACATGAAGGAAGCCATAAAAAGCGACCGGACCACTGTTTACAACGCCCTGTGTGATGCGGGGCAAAAAGACCTAGCCGAACTTATCAGGAGACTTTGATATGGCTTTTAGCGGAAACTACATGTGTACATCATTCAAGCAGGAACTGCTTGTAGGATCTCACAACTTCACTGCCAGCACCGGTGACACCTTCAAGCTGGCCATGTATGACAACAACGCAAGTTTTACGGCGGCGACAACCGACTATACCGCGACCAATGAGGTTAGCGGGACAGGTTATTCTGCTGGCGGCGGCACACTGACCAATGTTACGCCTACCACGTCAGGAACAACGGCATTGACGGACTTTGCTGACCTCACATTTAGCTCGTCCACGATCACTGCTCGCGGAGCGTTGATCTACAACACAACCACTGGCGGCGGCACAGGCACAACCGACTCGATTGTTGTTCTGGACTTTGGCTCGGACAAGTCATCCAGTGCAGGAGACTTCACCATTGTGTTCCCAACTGCTGACGCATCTAACGCTATTATTCGGATTGCATAATCATGGCTCTGGTCGTTGCTGATCGCGTAAAAGAAACTACCACCACGACGGGTACGGGAGCAATCTCGCTTGGTGGCGCGGAGGCCAACTTTATAGCCTTCTCGTCAGCTTTGTCGGATGGTGACACAACCTACTACGCCATTATTGATAATGTGAACCAAGCCTACGAAGTGGGCCTTGGCACTTATACGGCGAGTGGGAACACGCTGGCCCGGACGACAGTGCTGGCCAGTTCTAATAGTGGATCTGCTGTTAACTTTTCAGCAGGAAGCAAAGATGTATTTATCAACTACCCTGCGGGGAAGTCGGTATATTTGGATGGGTCAAACCAACTTGTCATCAACGGCACGGCGGTTACATCAACTCCGGCAGAGATTAATCTAGTAGACGGCTCTTCAGCGGGTACAATTGTTAATTCAAAAGCAGTAATTTACGGTGCGTCGGGTGAGGTAAACGCCACAACTTTGCAAGTTGCAGGCACGTCTATTACCGCAACTGCCGCAGAGCTTAATTACTCAAGCGGCGTAACCTCTGCTATTCAAACTCAAATCGACAGTAAGAATGCGTTGCCGATCTTGAAGGGCGCAAACTACACGGCGTCTGCTGGCGAGTTTGTTATAGCCACGGCAGGTGGTATCACCATCACGCTACCGGCGTCACCCAGCGCGGGCAACACTGTAACAGTCAAGGACGGTACTGGTGCGGCGGCAACCACCACGTTTACTGTCGGCAGGAATGGCGAAAACATTGCGTCTAGCGCAACTGACCTGACTTTCGACAAAAACTTTGCCGAAATTACCATGACGTACATCAACGGCACTATTGGCTGGAGCGTGTAAGTGAGCAACCTTTCGGAGCTATTACCGGCTGGTGGAGGTCAGAACAACTTCACCTTCACTGCGTCTGGCGCTATCTCCAATGGCGACACGATTATCGTAAACAGCGATAACACCGTGTCCGCCGTTTCCTCTTCAGCAACTGGAGTAATTGGCGCTATTGGAACGGCGACTTCGTTTGACTCCAATGCCACCCATATGTCGGGGGCGTATGATCCCATTAATAAGATAGTGTTAATTGCCTACGACGATAACAATAATAGTTCTTACGGCACGGCTGTTGTAGGCACAATATCGGGAAACACAATTACATTTGGCACTCCAGTTGTCTTTCTTAGCAATACCGTAGCCTATACCTCGACGGCGTTTGATAGCACGGCAAAAAAGTTTGTTGTGGGGCATCAGGGAGGAATTGGTGGATACGCCACCCTTCTGACCGTCAGCGGCACATCCATA